TTTTCATTGCTCACACGAAGGATGAAGCTAGATCTTTCAAGAAGATTGTGGAGATGAACACGCGCATTATGAATGGCGGTCCATTGGACTGGAGTTTAATCGTGCGCATGTACTTCCTCCCTATCGTTCGAATCATTCAGAAGAATCCTTTGTTGTTCGAAGCGATGCCAGGAGTCGTTGCACAGAGCGATCAGTGGGATAAGCTTTATAAGCACATTACCAAATTTGGTCTAGATCGAATGGTTGCAGGTGATTATGGAGCTTTCGACAAGCGCATGGGCGCCATGCTCATTCTGCTCGCCTTTCGAGTTTTGATTGACATCTACAAGAAGGCCGGAATGGCGTCCCATCACATCCAACGCATGTGGGGCATTGCGTACGACATTGCGTGTTCGTGGTGCATCTACAATGGTGATTTGGTTCAGTTCCTTGGGAGTAATCCATCAGGACACCCCCTTACTGTCATTATCAATTGTATTGTGAACAGTCTTTACATGCGCTACTGTTACTACGTGCTCAATCCTGAGAACGAAGTCATCAGTTTTCGCAAGTTTGTAGCGCTGATTACTTACGGTGATGATAACGCGTTTGGTTCTGGCCGTGACTGGTTCAACCATAGTACCATTTCAGAAGTTCTTCGGAAGCATGGAGTGAAGTATACAATGGCTGACAAGGAGGCGGAATCCGTCCCCTTTATTCACATCAGCAATGTTACTTTCCTCAAGCGCAGTTGGCGTTACGAACCTGAATTAGATGCTATGGTGTGTCCTATCGAGGAAGACACAATCCATAAGATGCTCACGACTTGGGTCCCCAGCTCCATTGGGCCTGAGGCTCATGCCGCAGAGATTCTCAACAATGTGTGTGTCGAGTACTTCTGGTATGGAAGGGAAATTTTTGAAAAGAAGCGCGAAGAAATGATTGAGATATTCAACGAATGCATCAGTCCGGAGTATCTGCTTCCAAATATGTTCCCAACTTGGGACCAGTTGATTGATCGCTGGCTTTTGTCTAGCGGTCGCCCGCCTCGTGCCGCTGCGGAATAGGCGGCACCGAGCGGTTGGTAGACTGCTCGTAAAGCTAAACACTACCCACAATTATCCGATCTGTGCTTCTTGCGCCGAAGAATCAAGTGTGCGGACTTGTGTTACCCTATCGTGTCTCTACGGAACACGATCCCCTATTTAGGGGTTGCAATTGGGGGGCAGGCGCGAAACACTTGCGCTGGCTTAGGTGTGCCAGCGCATTTTATAACACACCGTTCAAAATTAATGAAAAACAAAAACAACAAAACGAGCTCTTAAGTGAGCAAAGAAGCGCTTTTAGCGTGGATCTCTACCGTTTGCAATCTACCGACCTCACGGAAGGAAAGATTGCTGAGAGGACTCAAGAAAACTTGAAGTTCGTTGATGCCGGTCTCACGGCCGTTCATCGAGCTCCGGGTTTGGGTCCTTTTGCCCCAGATTCTGATGTTGGAGCACGTCTTGGTGACTTTTTGTCCCGTCCCGTGTTGATCAACACTCACACCTGGTTGGAGTCGAATACGACCGCTATTCAGGCGACATTTTCGCCTTGGCAGTTGTATTTCGACGACACGAGTATTAAGAAGAAGCTTGAGAATTTTAAACTTCTGCGATGCAAATTGCACTTGAAGTTCGTAGTTAATGCTTCCCCTTTTTACTTTGGGGCGATGCGTGTGGCTTATTGTCCGCTTGCAACAGGCGTGGACCAATATTATTCGACGAGTGATCAAATCAAATTGTCGCAATT